CCCGTCGCATCAAAATCAGAATGGTCGTAGGATCTAAAGCCATTTGCGCCTTTTTTAAATCTCAATCGGAATGTTGCTCCGTGCATAAAGTGAAAGGGGTTAATCGGTTTCTGATCTTCAAACTCTGGAAATGAGAGGGCATTAAGTTTTTCAAAGATTTTTTGTCCGTATCGGAAAATCATTGTTTTATTATTATTTTCTGGGTTTCCTGGATCGTTCATAACGTAAATATTGGAATAGTAATACACCTTACGTTTCTGTGCTGATGCTGTGCCCTTATCTCTTTCATATCCAGAATTCCAAAGTTTAGTATTTTCTTCACAGATAGGACATTTCTTTTTGAGTGTGGTTGGGCACGTTTCAATTAACCAAGTTCCTGTCGGACCTTTAAATGAATGTTTAAACTCTTGGACCCAAGGCACGCCACCAGTCTCTTTATGTGGAAGAAACCGAATAACTGCTGACCCGTTTCCGGCCTTGTCTGCCCCTGGATACCATAGTCTTTCATCATCATTACCAAATGATTTTTTAGTCATCTCCTTATATCGAATTTGCATTGCTTCGAATTGTGTGTCTTTTTCTTTCATTAATTTTTCGAATGACATATATTTTCCTTATTTTCTATATTTGCTATATTGTTCTGTATAAACTTTTTGAATATTTCTTTTATTTTAGGCGTAGACTTTAGAAACTTACTGTATTTTTCTATCCTCCTTTTGTTTGATGTATATACAATATCATCCTCCATTTTTATATCCCAGTGTTTCTTGATATTTGGGATTAAACGTAGAATGAGGCAAATCGTCTCCAAAGAAATCTCATTGTTTATATACAACTGTAATAATTTAGGGTGTGCATCTTTCACGATGAAAGTGTCTGCCTTCAACGGTAACAATTCTTTAATTTCTTCGGAAAATATGTAGTTTAAACTTTGATTAATTCGGCAATATTTTTTGTAATTCTTTTCTGCTTTTTTATTTAGAATGATGTCTCCAACCCAAAAATCATCATAGGCAATATTTGAAAGTAGATAACCAAATGAATCTTTATGTTTTGCTAATTGACAAAAAAAATATTTATCACGACGTTTTTCAAATGATTTTAATGTAGATTTAGTTCGTCCTTGTTTTTCAAAATAATCATATTTGTCAGATGAAAAATGTGCTTTTAAGGCGATATAGTTTTTAAAAACACCAAATTCTTTTTTTGTTGTCATATAGGAAGTCTATCAGCTTTCTTAATGAAATGCAAATTTTCTGCTTCACGTTCTAATTTTGATTTTAATTTTGGAACTTTATTAATAATTGAACCTATATACTCTTGATCATAATCATTTTTTTCACAATAGGCTAAAGTAGCATCCATATACGACAAATTATAGTTTTTTACAATTTTTTCAATTTCGTAAATTAATTCTTCTTTAATTCCTATTAAAGCCATAAACAAATTCTCCAAAATTTAATAAAACTTTAGTTTTAACAAGCGTTAGCGCAGTTATAAAAAACGTAGTTTTTTACTAGATCAATTACTAATTAACATTTAACTAACTGTTAGTTTTTGAAAACACTACGTGTTTTTAGAGCTAACGCTCTATATTTCTAATTTGTTTATCAATCTAGTTAATTCAATTGTTGTATAAACAACCAAGTAAGTATCTAATTAAGTATCAAAGAATCTAAGATTATTATACCACAATAAAAAAAGATGTCAATTGCACAAATTGTCGCACCCTATCTAATTTCAAGCGTAATCCGTTGATTTGGTTTCACATTTATAAAGGAATTTGGTAGTGTATAACTTGAGAGATTTCTTCCAACTTTATCCTGTATTTTTAATTGTAGACGATTCATGTCTGCCGGGATTATAAATGTCAAGTTTTTTCCCGTGACATAATTCCGTTTTCTGCTTAAATATAACGGGTTTCTTCCAGACGTAGCCCTCGTTGTTTCTTTATCCGAGTCTTCTTCTGCTGGCTGTTTTTCTGGTTCTGGTTCTGGTTCAGGCTCCGGTTCTGGTGGTTTTTCCAAATCAAGAACGGACCAATTCTGTTGAATTTTTTGATTAATTTTCCAAGCCTGTCCGGAAATTGTGTTTTCTAACCAGTAAACTGAGCCAAGAATTGCTATCGATAAAATAAATAATACTATTTTTACTGTAGTTGACATTATATTCTATCCATCCTTCCTGACTTGAATCCCTCGAATTGCTCCATTGCCACAAGCATTTGAATTTGCTGTTCTTCATTGAATTCTCGAAGTCGTGTGTTGAGCGATACACCATCTGTTCGATTTAAAATAAATCTTGCATATATGTCTGGACGATTACGAGCATTTCTATCAGATCGAGGTGCATACAAAGAAATAGCATCTCTTAATTTCATATTGTAATATTTTCGAATAGGAGTAAAAAGTAGCTGTTTCTTGGCCCATCTGCCAATATTATATGTTGGAAAACCCGCATGTTTTGCCCACCCGCGTCCAACAGCTTTATGTGCCCGTGCAAAATTACCGTACTTGATATTGCCTGGGTTATTATATCTCCAAGAGATAGTGCCACCGGATCGTCGATAGGCAAACCCATCGCTCATTTGAACATCAAGCCAACCATTACCATAGCTAATGACAGAAACAATTTCGGGATATTTAATATATCGTCTATTCTCGGTATAATCTTTTCGGTCAATTATTACTAAATCTTTTTCAGTACCGCGCATGAATTAGAAACCTTTGCGGTTAAAGTCTTCCATATTATCATATACCCTCACAATACCGGATAAATTGTCTTCTTCTTTCCAAATTTCATTTAAAACTTTTTTTCGCTGACTTGCTGATAATTTATTCATTTTCGTTTTATATCTGCTTACGTTTAGAGCCACAGAAATTCTTTTGGCTACTCTTTCGGCCTTGGTTTTATCTTTTGGATAAAACTTTTTGATTGCATCATTTATCGATAAATCACGAAATAGGTTTGTGCTAAACAGATATACATCCGTTGCGCTCATTCCGCGTTCTCTGGTAGGATAGATTGCATAATCTTTATATTTACCGATAGCACCAGTTTCTTTCGCAAAATCACCCCAACCAAACAAAGCTGGATTGTTTGTTCTCCAACCAGCGGTGCCACCCGATCTCAATTCAATCTTACCGTTTTTGCGCTGACCTAAAAGATAATATGGTTTGGTTTCTAGAACTTTCACAATTCCATCATCAGGAATACCGGTTGTATCAACTCCAGCACGGAATGCATTCCGTTTAGTAATACTAGCGGCATCTTCTGCATTGGGATCAACGAAATTACGTAGGTCTAATTTTTCAGAATCAGTTAAATCAGAATCTAATTCCGATTCGAGCTGGTTGTTTATTTGTCTGATACTCTCGGATTCTTGTACATAATCAAAAAGCATTCGACCGCCGTAATAAATAGCAGCGATCAATGCAATAACAACGATTATATCAGTAAACGTTTTGGAAACATTTCCATCAGATGTTTTGGTTTCTTCTTTTACAACTACATATTCTTCTTTTTCGGGCTCGGGTGCCGCAGTTGTTTGAATAGTGATATTTTCATCGGATTGTTTGTCATTCCAAGAAAAAGATTCTGGTCCTGCTGAAGTTGTGGTCATGATTGCTGGTTCTTCTTCTTCTATAATAACATTATTAGAATCGTATAAATGCCCTGTAGGAGAAACGACAACTTTTTCCGTCCTTCGCCGGACGATCTGTGGACGATTAATTATAACTGCCATTTGAATTTCCTATACATCTAAAAAAAAGCTTTATTTTAGTATTTAGGTAAAATCAAAATGTGAATAAATACCAGCAAAAACCAAAAGGAATTTCACATGGCCGTAAATGTTGATTTGTTGAAAAAAGTAATTCAGAGAAGGAATGAGCGCTTGGATGAATTATTTGGTCTGGAAAGATTAGCGCCTGATAGGAATATGGAACGCGCCGCTAGTATGGATAGCTGGACTAGGGGCCATAGCGATACTGTGAAGCGTGATCTCAAATCTGCGCTTAAAGCTAAAAAAGCAGGGAATCGTAAAAAACGTAAAGCTGACCTAGCTGATGCATTACTTGCTAGACGGCATAGAAAAGCAAGTAGGGCCGCTGCAAAAGAATTAAGGTCACGTAGCTAATGCAGAAACCAAATAAGCCATTTAAGGATAGAAAACCACGTTCATTCTGTTGCTAGGGGAACGTGGCCAAAACCCCGCACGATTAAGCCGCTAGGGCTACTTCATGCATTGGTGCATTGTCGTTTGCTGCACTTACAATTTTGAGTCCCGTAACGTAGCACTCATCCCGACAATCTCTTTTCCTCTCAGCACACCAATCGAACCCAATTCGCCCCCACGAAATTCTCACCGCATAAGTAGT